GCAGCTGCTGGCCAACAGATAATTTGCGATATGTTCTTCTCTTGTCGAACTGTTCGTCCGATGCCGATGTATAGCGTCCCCGGACTGATTGACCACTTCTAACCCAATAACGGCGGGCACATGCCTCTAAAACGCACGTAAACCCGCCTAGAAAGGATTTTTTATTATGGGTATTTTCTCTGGTATAGGTAAGGCCATTAAGAAGGTTGCAGGTGCTGCAAATGACTTTCTTGACCCCATCAAATCGGTAACCGACACCGTTGGGTCAATCCTTGGTGCTACATCGCCGGCTCTTGGGTATATCGGTACTACAAATGCCAACAAGCAGAATATTGCGCTGGCTAAACAACAAATGGATTTCCAGGCACAGCAAAATAAGATTGCCCAGGACTTCAATGCTGCTTCCGCTCAAAAGCAAATGGATTTCCAGACGCAGATGCGTAGTTCTGCTTATCAAACTGCCGTTACCGACATGAAAGCTGCTGGGCTTAATCCAATGCTGGCTTATTCTCAAGGCGGAGCTGCTACCCCTTCTGGTGCCATGGCTTCTTCCCCTAGTCCTCCCCAGGGTGCACGAACTGAAGTGAAGTCTGCTTTAGGTGCTACTGCTGAATTGGCTTTGAATGCTGCTTCTGTTCAGAAACAACTGGAAGTCGCTGATGCTAATATCAGCAAAATCGATGCTGAATCAACCAATATTGGTGCTGACACTATGCTTAAAATGCTATCTGTTGATGCATCTGAGCCACAGTCTCGCGCTGACCTAAATCGTTCTGTTTCAAGTCTTAATTCTGCAAATTACTCTAAAGTCTATGCAGAAATTCGAAACCTTGATACTCAAAACCAACTTAACCAGAAACAGATTGCCAAAGTTGGTGAGGAGATAATTAATCTCCGAAAAGAGGGAAAAAAACTTGATGTTGAAACGCTAATCAAGATGCTTGAAAAACAAGGTCTTGACCTTGGTATGCAAGAAAAAATTAACATGAACAAAGCGCAAAAGGAATGGTTCTTCCGTGAAATTGCGCCTTATGTTGACCCCGGTACTAAAATCATGAATAGTGCTTCTGGTGCTATTGGTATTGGGGAAATTATGAAATTAATACGTTCTGGTAAATCTGCTGCTCCCGGCATTCAACTGAAAGGAAAATAAAATGCGCTGTGCTTATGCTTATGATCAAAAAATTGCCTCTAATGAGGCTTCTCTTGTCACTCCTCCTGACGATGATTACGCAGTACAAGACAGTAAAGAGGAATGTGACATCAACACTATCGTCCGTCGCTTTGGGCTTACTGGACAGCTCCCCGTAGCTGCTATCCCTCCCCAATATACCGACTATGAACAAGTCTTTGACTATCACACTGCAATGAACACCATCTTGGAAGCTGAAAAAACATTTTCCTCGCTCCCATGGGATGTTCGTAAACGATTCGACCATAACCCAAATCAACTTCTCGAATTTATATCTAACGAATCGAACAGAAAAGAAGCCGTAGCGTTAGGCTTCATTTTCGAAACCCCGGAATCGAGCGGCGTAGCTGCGAATAATTCCGGGGAAACGGCGGCTTGAAAGCCGACGTAAAAAACTCAGCATACTATATACACTTGATATTCTGTATGCTGAGTGATACATTAACCTCTGGTTGTATCGCTCTACTATCTTAACTCTTTGAAAGGAAAAGGAAATGCGTGTTCTAAAACGTGGTCACGTTAACAAACATCGGAGTGCTCGTCGTTTCCGTTCGCATATCTCACACACTAAGGCTGCAAATATCAAGTCGCCTATGCGTGGTGGGTGGCGTCTCTAATGCCGTGCTACCATCCACTTGATGCCTTTATTCTCGAGGATGGTAGCGTTTCTTTTAAGCACAATCACCCCCTGATACATTCCAGTATTCAACTACCTTGCGGTCGGTGTATCGGATGTCGACTTCAAAGGTCTTACGACTGGGCTGTTCGTGCTACACATGAGGCTTCATTTCATGAAAAGAATTGCTTCCTTACTCTCACTTACGATGCTGAACACTTACCCGAGGATTTATCTGTATCTGTTCGTGAGCTGCAGCTTTTTTTTAAACGGCTGCGTAAACATTTACAATTAACTCCTATCAAATTTCGTTATTTAGCCTGCGGAGAATATGGTGAAAAATTATCTCGTCCACATTATCACGTCTGTCTTTTCGGCTTTGACTTCGATGACAAAAAGCTCTTCCAAGCCTCTGAAAGCAAAACTACTTACACGTCCGACCTACTATCTAAACTCTGGGGAAAGGGTCACTGTCTCATTGGAGAATTTAATTACAAGACTGCCTCGTATACAGCCCAATATGTCCTTAAAAAAATCGGTGGACAACAGGCAAAACAACACTACACAGTTGTGAACTACAAAACCGGTGAGCTCATTGAATTAAAACCTGAATTCCTCGTTATGTCTCGTAAACCGGGCTTAGGTGCTGGTTGGATAGAAAAATTCGGTAAGCAGGTTCTTCATCATGACGCTGTTGTTATCGAAGGTAAAAAACGACCTGTTCCTCGATATTATGAAAAAAAACTTGATTTGCAAAATGGCCTCAAATTAGAGGCTAATAAGTTCAAGCGTGCCGAGGATACTATCTCACGCGCTGATTCCTCTAGTGAACGCCTAGCCACTAAGGAAAAAGTAACACTTGCTAGGCAAAAACTAAAAACTCGTAATTATGAAAGGTGAGAAATGTTATACACAATCGTCTCCGTATATGATGCGAAAGCACAAGCCTTTGGCCGTCCTGCCTTCGTTGGTACTGTTCCTCTTGCTGTTCGTTCTTTTGATGATGAAGTCAACCGAAAGGATGAAAATAATCAGATGAATCAACACCCCGAGGATTTTTCTCTTTATGATATGGGTACTTTCGATGATACATCGGGAGTTTTCTCATCTCACAATCCGCCTAAACTGGTCGTGGACGCAACTACGTTAAAGCGGTAACTATAAGGGGCTTCGTGCCCCTTTTTTTTCGAAAGGATAAAAAATGCACTCTAATCGTTCTGTAAATCTCCATCAGTTTTCAATGATTCCGAAAGCTGACATACCCCGTTCCTCTTTCCTCCGTGAGTTCACTCATAAAACAACTTTTGATACCGGCTATCTCATTCCGGTCTATGTTGATGAAGTACTTCCCGGAGATACTTTCAATCTTCAGATGACTCTTTTCGGCCGGCTCGCTACGCCTTTGTTTCCTGTGATGGATAATCTCCATCTTGAATCGTTCTTCTTCTTTGTTCCTAATCGCCTTGTATGGAATAACTGGCAGAAATTTATGGGACAACAAGATTCGCCGGGCGATTCTACTTCCTACTCAATTCCTCAAGTTCGTTCTCCTGTTGGTGGCTTTTCTATTGGCGGTCTCGCTGACCATTTCGGGCTTCCTACAGCTGGACAGGTCGACCCTACGAGTACTTTGGAAGTGAACGCTTTACCTGCTCGTGCTTTCAACTTGATATTCAATGAATGGTTCCGTGATGAAAACCTAGTTACTCCACTCACCGTGGATAAGGGTGATGCTACTGTTGACTGGAACTCTCAATTCGGATTAGTGCGCCGTGGTAAACGCCATGATTATTTCACTAGCTGCTTGCCCTGGCCACAAAAGGGCGATCCTGTAACTCTTCCCCTGGGAACTGCTGCTCCTGTATATGGTAAATTTCAGGTCGGAACTGATTCTGCTGGTGCTAATCAAGCGACTATGCGTGCGTTATCTGGTTCCTCTACTGTAACTTTGTCCGGCAATTCAAATGCTACAGCTGATCTGTGGTCTCTTGGCGGTCTTAATCAGGGCGCGAATACCGGCCTGTATGCTGATTTGTCTGAGGCTACTTCTGCAACTATCAACCAACTTCGTCAATCTTTTCAGATTCAAAAACTTCTTGAGCGTGATGCTCGTGGCGGTTCTCGCTATACGGAAATTGTTCGCGCTCATTTCGGTGTTATTTCCCCGGATGCACGTCTGCAACGTCCCGAATATCTTGGTGGCGGTCATTCAATGATTACTATCAATCCTATTGCTCAAACATCTGGCACAGCTCGTGACACTGAAACTGGATATACCGCTAGCCCTCAAGGTAACTTGGCTGCTATGGGTACCACGCTTGCCGTCAATCATGGCTTTAGTCAATCTTTTACTGAACATGGTTACATTATTGGCATGGTTAATGTCCGTGCTGACCTGACATATCAACAAGGCCTGCGTAAGCTCTGGTCTCGTGAAACTCGTTACGACTTTTACTTCCCTGCCTTCGCAATGCTTGGTGAACAAGCTGTTCTTTCCAAGGAAATCTTTTGCAATGGCACTACGAATGATGACAATGTTTTCGGTTATCAGGAAAGATGGGCTGAATATCGTTACTTGCCCTCTATGATTACTGGTCTTTTCCGTTCTTCTGCTCCTCAACCTTTGGATTCTTGGCACTATGCTCAAAACTTTGCAAACCGTCCTACTCTCGGCTCTACTTTTATCACTGACGTACCCCCTGTTGAACGCACTTTGGCAGTTGGTGCAGCAGCTGCTGGCCAACAGATAATTTGCGATATGTTCTTCTCTTGTCGAACTGTTCGTCCGATGCCGATGTATAGCGTCCCCGGACTGATTGACCACTTCTAACCCAATAACGGCGGGCACA